AAGTTGTAATTGAATGTGAAGATGAAAATGAACAAACTGCGCTACTACTGCGCTTATCGCAAGAAGGTTTGCGTGTAAGAGCAATAGTCATTTAATAGAGTTAGGCAAAATGCCTGACACCACTTAGGCGAACAATAAGTAACCTAAGTAGAGTGCTGGACAAAGCCCTCGCAGGTGAAAGTCTGCGAGGGTAATGTTCTTAGGTAAAGGAAAGGTGTAATGAAAGAAATACTATGGCAATTGCAAATGTATGTATTGGACTTGGAAATGCACAAATTCATATTGGAATGGCTAATTAAATTGGGGTTATTATGAGCACAATTAGATTACAAACAGAAATAAATCGCACGCCTAGAGTAATGCAACTAGAAGGCATCTTTGACTTACAAGCCGCCAAAGTATCTGTTACTGAAATTCCTAACAATATTCCAGACTTAGGCACACGCGATTGGAATATAGGTTTGATTGTTGGACCTTCTGGCGCTGGTAAGACAACTATTGCTAGAGAAATGTTTAATAAAGAATTGTTATCTACAGAAAAAATGTTATGGGGTGCTAGTAACGCCGTTATTGATGACTTTCCAAAGCCGTTATCAATTAAAGATATTACTGAATTGCTATCTTCTGTTGGGTTTAGTAGCCCACCTGCATGGCTACGCCCATATGAAAACCTTTCAAATGGTGAGAAGTTCCGTGTATCTATGGCAAGAGTATTGGCAGAAAGCACAGATATAGCAGTTGTAGATGAATTTACTTCTGTTATTGACCGTACAGTTGCACAGATAGGTTCAGCCGCTATTGCTAAGACCGTGCGAGCGCGTAATCAAAAGTTTGTTGCAGTATCTTGTCATTACGATATTGAAGAATGGCTTCAACCCGATTGGATTTATCAACCCCATATCGGTCAATTTGTTTGGGGGTCGGTTCAACCCCGCCCACAAATCAATTGTGAAATCATTTGGGCGAAGTATGATGCGTGGGAACTCTTCCGCCGCCATCACTATCTAAGCGAGAGTTTGAATAAGTCTGCACAGATATATGTAGGACTTGTAAATGACCAACCAGCAGTTATGACGGCAATATTGCCTTTAATTAACGCTAATGTTCGTAACGCACGCCGAATAAGTAGAACTGTTGTTCTGCCAGACTATCAGGGCATAGGTATCGGCGGAAGATTTGTGAACGCCGTTTGTGCTGGACTAAAGGGTCAGGGGTTAGATACTTATACGACCACCTCTCACCCAGCACGCGTTAGGGCGTTGAATAAGAGTAAAGAGTGGGAGATGATAAGAGAACCGTCCAGAGTGGCGCAAAGAGGTAAAACATCTTCTATAACTGGCAGATTAGGACTATCGCGTAGCCGAATAACTACTGGGTTTAAATATGCAGGAGAACCTAACTTTGAAATCGCCAAGATACTTTGTCCAAGACCAGTGAGTTAATGCTATATTTGTAGTGGATAATGGGGGTGTAAATAATGCCAATGTACCAGTTTCATTGCAATAACTGCGATGAGGATATTGAAACCTTCTTTGGGTTTAATGAGAAGCACGAAATAGATTGCGAAGATTGTAAGACACCTATGGAGAAAGTGTTCTTTGCAGTAGGTGTAATACTAAGAGGCACAGGTTGGGGTGGGCAATGAAAGTTGCAACAACGCTTATAGGCATATTTTTAGGTACTGTAATTGTTTGGTGTATTACTGCCTATCCTGTAATGCTATTAATGGGTTTGTTTTATCCAATGTCGTATGAGCAGGCAGTTGCGGCAGTAGTAATGTTTTCAATTCTTGCAAGTTTATTTAAAGTTACAAAATAATGCCAAAGAAAAGCAAAGTTAATCCAGAAACTTTGGAGAAAGAAGCAAAGGTTCTTGAACTAAGGCGTGGTGGGCTTACCTTTGACCTGATTGCACAACGATTAGGTTACGCGAGCGCTAGTGGGGCGCATAAGGCTTATATGACCGCTTGTACACGCATTGTCTATGATGATGTAGTTGAAACGCGTAATGTTGAAATGGATAGATTAAATATTGCGCAGGCGGCAATATGGGGCGATGTTATTAACGGCACTACACCGCAAGATAGATTTCGCGGTGTAATGGCACTAATGAAGATAATGGAACGGCGTGCCAAACTACTTGGTTTGGATATGCCTACTAAGGCACAGATAGAGGTAAACCTGTATGACCGCGACACAATTGATGCAGAAGTCCAGCGACTTGTCACTCTCCTTGCTGGCGAGCCGCGCAGTGCGTTGGAAGCACCAGTTAGCGAGACCAGAACAGATACCAACTGACGATAAGACTTGGACAACTTGGTTATATCTTGCAGGTCGCGGTGCAGGTAAGACACGCACGGCGGCAGAATGGTTAGCGTTTCAGGCATCTAGTAACCCACGCACCAGATGGGCAATAGCCGCGCCGACATATTCAGATGTCCGTGATACTTGTGCAGAGGGACAATCGGGTATTGTTCAAGTACTGCGTGAGTACGGCACATTAAAAGACTATAACCGCTCTATTGGAGAATTGTTTTTAACTAACGGCTCACGCATCAAACTTTTTAGTGGAGAAGAACCAGACCGTTTCCGTGGACCACAGTTTCATGGCGGTTGGTTTGATGAGTTGGCGGCATTTAAGTATCCAGATGCATGGGACCAGTATCAATTCGGTTTGCGATTAGGTGACTTCCCACAAACTATTGTTACAACTACGCCACGCCCGACAAAGTTAATTAAAGACTTAATTGCAAGAAAAGGTGTGCGAGTAGTACGCGGTTCTACATTTGATAATGCTAAGAACCTTGCGCCATCAGCACTTATTGAATTAAAAGCACGATACGAAAACACCAGACTTGGACGGCAAGAGTTATACGGTGAAATTCTGGACAATGTAGAAGGTGCATTGTGGACTAGAGAGATGATTGAAAGTGCAAGAGTTACAGAAGCACCGCCTTTGGTAAGAGTTGTAGTTGCCATTGACCCTGCCGTTACATCTAGTAGCACTAGCGATGAAACAGGTATTGTGTGCGCTGGCGTATCAAGTGCAGGTGAATATTACATACTTGATGATAAGTCTTTGCGTGCTAGTCCAGACAAATGGGCAAGACAAGCGGTAAATCTGTATCACGAACATAAAGCCGACAAGATTGTTGCTGAAACAAATAATGGCGGTGATATGGTTATTATGCTTTTAAAGCAGATAGATGCTGGTATTGCGACAAAGAAAGTAACTGCCACTAGAGGTAAACAATTACGAGCAGAACCTATATCTAGTTTGTATGAACAAGGCAAAGTGCATCACATTGGTTACTTCCCCGAATTAGAAAGCCAAATGTGTGAATGGACGCCGTTATCAAATGAAAGCCCAGATAGGTTAGATGCATTAGTATGGGCATTAACAGAATTAAATAGCGGTGGAAGTAGTATGCTTGCGTTAGCAAATATGGCATTATTGTGTACTGTTTGTGGTATGCCATCACCTAAAACGGCAAGTATTTGCAATAAATGTGGCACCAATTTGAGAGGTTAAAGTAATGGGTTTAATTGACCGATTTGCCGAAAGAGTGGCAAAAGAGATTACTAAAGCACCTAATTTACCAGTAGGCGCAGTATCTATGACGGAACAACAAATGCGGCAGACAACTCCGCAGACAACAACATATGGAACAACAGTTGCACTTGAACGCAATCCAAATTATCCAAGCGTGCCTTTCGGTCCGGGCAATCCAATTATTCCTGGTGCTATTAATCCACCAAGAGCAGATGGCAGACCAGACCCACGCAGATATGAATTTCAAGTTGCACAAAATATTAATATTACAGAAACACGCTTAACACCTTTTAAAACATTAAGAGCAGCGGCAGACCAAATTGATATCTTGCGTAGATGTATTGAAGTAACTAAAGCAAAGATACTTGGTTTGAATTGGGATATTGTTTTAGCAGAAGATAGTGCTGAAAAGATTATTAGCGAAATGGGTGCAACTTCTCATGTACGCGCTATGAGTATGGCACGCGATAAGTACACAGAAGAAATTAGCAGATTGCGTCAATTCTGGGAACAACCAGATAAGTCAAATGGTTTGCTTATGTACGATTGGCTTAATATTGCACTAGAAGAAATTTTAGTGCTAGATGCTTGGGCAGTATGGCCGCAAGCAACAGTTGGCGGAGAATTACACGGTTTACAAATTCTTGATGGTTCTACAATTAAGCCATTAATTGATGACCGTGGTATGCGACCAATGCCACCTTATCCTTCTTATCAGCAAATCTTGTACGGTTTCCCACGCTCTGAGTTTGCGGCACCAACAGAAGAAGAACCTGCTG